CCCAAACATCAAGCCCCCAACACGTTCCAAGATCGATCAGTTGATGTCGGTATACGAGCACGGAAGAGACTTCCTGCCCGCCCGCTTTACTGATAAGATTGATTCTGCTCTTGGAATGTTCAAGACCGTCCGGAATGCACTCACTCCGTTCGGTCAGATGGATTCCCGAGGTGTCACTATTGGCACCCCGGAGAGCTCTCAAAATCTCTTCAACATGAACTCTTTCGAGTTCCGCTCTGGAGGGAAAGACATGCATGGCGCGTACACCGAAGCCCAGGGATGTGAATATGTTGCAAACATCCAAGGGTCGGCGTCGTCCAGCCTGTTTTTCAACTCTCCAGTCACGGGAGCCACCTTTAATGCCATCGGTTTTAACACCGATGCGGTTAACGGTCGTTTGGGCCAGATTTCTGGTCTCTTCGACGCATTTCAGTTCCAGTGGATCATGTTGGAGTACGTCCCATTTTGTTCCGTCACGCAGCCTGGTGGCTTTGTGATGGGGTACATTGAGGACGGAGAGCCTGCTGCCACCCCGGCCCCATCCTACCAAGTCGTCGAACGCATGAGACCATCTGTGGTCTGTAAGTTCGCCGGTGGTTGTCTTTTGCCGATCAAGGTGGTCGACAAAGCGAAGGTCTATACGACCGAGTACCTGAAGTCGGGCGATCGCCTCCTGGACTGCGTCCAGGGGACCTTATACGGATACCCGCAAGGGTCGTCCGTCGACACGACAACGGTATTCGGGCAGCTCATGATGCACTACAACGTGAGGCTTTACAAGCCGAGCTTCCAGCTCTACCCCGCGATTTCTCGCGAGATGGCGCTGGTTTACTCTTCTCTGAGCCCTTCTGATCGTAAGGCCCTTGTGGGCCTGGCCAACAAGATGTTGGTTTGTGCGAATCAGAGGAAGCTGCAGGACACGAAGTCAGACGACAACGGTCGTCTTGTACTCATCAATGGTGCTCCCGTAAACCTTCAGGATCCAATCCCGGTTCCTCCTACTCCCATTCCCCCTCGAACGTTCGAGGAAGTTAAGGTGAAGGAGACCCCGGTGGGGCCTAATCCATACACACTTTCAACGGGGCAGTTAGCGGAGCCGACTGCCCTGCTTTCTCCGGGGCAGTTAGCGGAGCTGACTGCCCTGGTCAACGGTTCACTCAGCAGTTCCGAGCAGGATCTACTGGCCCGAGGCGTCGCGATCGACGTTCTCCGCCCAGGTTGGTCCTCTGCTCAGAGTCTGCTGAACCGTCATCACCTCACAACGCGCGAACTCTCCGGTTTTCCGAGGCCGGCGCGCCCAGTCTGTCCCCCACGGGTTGAGACAGCTTGTGAAAGTGATTTTGTTACGATCGAGAGTTCGGTAAGCTCTCGGTCGGCGTGCTAGTTCTTGCACGCTTTACCGCACAAAACCATGCCTATCAGCATAGGTCTTGTGAGGACTAGTCGGCTCCATCTTTGCGATGGAACCTCCGTTTT